CTGTCGGTAAGATCGATACCTAGCAGCCTGTTCGTACTGATTGTCTCATAGTCACCAGTGTAGGCCCGAGACACTACTAGACTGTAGATCGTGTACTGACTTTCCTGTTCATGGTAGTTACCACCCACGTTCCCATAGCTTTGCGCAATAGTATCATAGGTCTCTACTGAGTTCACATTAGAGGATGCACCAGAGACAGTGTTGGGCATGTCCATGAAGGACCATGTGTCGGATCTGTAGTTGTACACAGCCGCCCGATTACAGTGGGTAGCGTCAGTGTAGACCGCGAGATCATCACCAGAGTGATAGCAGAAGTAGATCTCTTCTAGGGTGGTATTGAGTTGGACGTAGCACTTGTCAACTTTGGACCTGTCGATACCCGAGAAGATGTAGTTGCGGACACGCTTGTCACAGATGGACTGCTTGGAGATACCGTCGTGCATGTAGATGTCGTCGTTGTCGAAGACATAGTGCTTGTTGTCCAATTCTACGACACAGTTGGTGTTGATGCACCCAGTGTTGTCGAAGGACTTACGGAAGTTGAAGATGAAGGCACCACCAACGAACTCCATCTGCCAGACTTGGTCACTAGAGTAGATGAAGAAGTTGGTGCCTAAGGACAGACCATCTACAATTGGTGTCTCCATCTGGACAAGGTCGTTGAAACCAGCAGAATTGGTCAGGTCACTGGCATCCCATGTGGACGGGATCTGGTTGGCTAAGACAAGGTCTGAGAAGCGTACCCGTGTAGGGTACTCAACGCCACCCTCGTTCATATTCAAGGCAATCAGGAAGTCCCCATAGGAACGGAGGCTGATGCATGTTGAATTGGGAACAAAGTTAGGCAGGGGACTGAATGTTGGGTCCGTGGGGCCACGGTAGATGGGCGTGGTGTCTGTTCGGTTGATGTACTCGACGTTGGCCAGTGAGCACCCTGTGTAGGGCCTCTGGTTGGCTGTTAGGGCGTTATCATTGTAGACTTCTAGCACTGCCGAGTTAGCTATCTCGAGAACCTTGAAGGCGTCAGTGACGACCAAGGTGGTGTCGTAGCCGTCTTGGGTAAACAGTCCGTAAACAAAAGATGGCTTGTCAGCTGTACCCAAGTCGTGCACTTCGCGGAAGATTGGGGCATGCTCGATGCTATTGTTGATGAACCTTACGTTCTTGGCCCGTGTGAAGGCATTGAACGGGAGATTGAAGGGTTCGACATCAGTGACGACACCAATGGCCCCTAGATCACGTATTGGTAGATTAGGCATTCTTAAAATCCCGTCAATCTTAGGTATGATTGGTCCTTCGAGACCTTCTTGAGAATACGGAAGCTACCAGTTTGCACTTTGCACAGATCAAGTAGTACGCTTGGTCCACTCCAGTCTGTGGGGTCATTGGTTTGAACCTCACCCTCCCCTTCTGAAATCAGATCACCACTACCTGTGTATCGGTTGATGGAGACCTCAGTCTTGGAGACAGATGAGTAAACCTTGTATTCGTAGGGGACCGCATCATGCTCAAGGGAACTGAAGTAGTACCCAAGCAGGACTTCACCATCATTTGGACTATCGATGTACAAGCGGATCTTATCGGAGCCGAGGCTCTCTAGGTCCACAAAGTAGCGACGGGAGCCACTAATGGTTAGAACCTCAGGGACCGTACCGCCGAGAACTTCTGTGAATGCAACAAGATCCTCTGTGACCCAACACAGGGAAACGACACCTGATCGGTATGACCAGATGAGTTCACTTGTGGCATCTCGGCAGTTATCGGGGAGTTCATCTAGGGCTGCGGAATGACCTTTGAAGGCATCGACATTGATAAACATCCGCAGTTCCTCTTGAGGGGTATATTTAGTTGATTAAATAGTCAGCGCTTGATGATGTTAGGGAGTTAACCTTGCCATCCCAAGTCGCTTTGGCGTAGCCACCAGCACCACGACCACCGTCATAGGTACTATTGCCACCAAGGCCTCTACTACCCACCGACAGTCTGATAGAGGTGTCATATTCTAAGGTCAGGGTGCCAGTCTGCTGTTCGGAGGCACTGCCCCCGCTACCCGCACAACCACCCGAGTCGTAGGTAGAACCCTTGTCACCACCAGCACCACCCCCGCCCGCACCGTAGTTTGCAGACGAAGCACTTGAACCATTGCTATTGAGGCTACCACCAGAACCACCAGAGCCATATGCAGATACAGCACCAGTGCCACCATTAGCACCTCTGGAGCGACCACAGTTTTCGCCACCCCGACCACCAGAGGCGGTTATCTGGGCGACCCAAGAACCCGTACTGTTGACACTGAGGGTAGAGGCTCCACCGCTGCCAGCATAGGTTCCTCGGTTCCCTTCACCTTCATCATCAACTCCAAAGCCACCGCCCCCGCCGCCACCAATGATTTCATAGGTAACAGACACAGTCTTGGAGGTGTTCCTGTACTTGGAGAACGAGAGGTTGCTGTCTGAGGTTGGGATTGCAGTGTTACGTGAGCCACCGAGGGGGACATAGCCACCACCACGGTTTAACTGGGACATAGACACAGGCCCAGAGGCTGCTACATACTCATTTCGCAGGTCTGAGAGGGTGACCATACCATTACTTGTGATTGCCATTAGACAGTACCAAAGGCAGTCACATCACCCGCTACAATCAAGTTCCCAAAGCTATCAAGAGACATCTTGTTGACACCACTAATGGAGAACTTGAGGACACCAGCCACCTCAGTGACGGTCCATGCGCCAATCTCTATGGTATTGGTATCCACTAAGGGCGTTGAGACCTCACCAGTGAACGCAGCACCACTCAGGTTAGCTTTGGTTCCTAGCTGGGTCTGGATACCAGAGGTCACACCATTGAGGTGCCGTAGTTCTGTGGAGGAGACCCCAGCTGCTGCTGCCCCAGACAAGATGTTGAGGTCACTAGAGTTACCGCTGTATCCATCGATCTTGTTGAGTTCTGAGGTGGACGCTGTGATACCTGCGAGAGTGTTGAGTTCGCCTGTGGTGGTATTAAGACCAGACAGCTTGTTGATCTCTGCAGTGGTGACTACAGCCCCATCTAGTAGATTGAGGTCTGCTGCAGTGGCTGTGGTAGCGACGATCTTGTTCAGATCAGACACAGTACCAGAGTAGCCCTCTAGTTGATTGAGTTCGCCTGTGGTGGCCGTGAGACCATCGATCAGGTTGAGTTCTTCTTGAGATCCTAAGACAGGACCAGTGATGTTCGGGAAGGTGTTCTTGAGTACCTTCTTGATCAGACGGATGTGATCATCAGCCTGACCGATGCCATCTGTAGACGCTGGGTTGGTATCGACCAGATCATCTAAGTATGTGCCAACTTCTAGAGCCATCTATGGGCATCCTTTTCGTATGTAAATCGTGGGGGTCTCTCTAGAATCTAGAAGACTCAAACCACAGGCTAAAACCGAGCCATCCGATCTCGACGGCTTCTAGGTAGGTATCTGTTGAGAGCATGTCGTCATCCTCCATGAAATACAGGTTCAGCACTGGTAGGATGTGCAGGTAGTTCCCAGATGCTGGGGTAGAAAAACCGATGTTCATGGGTAGAAGACCTTCGTGTTCTGGGGTGGACCTGTGTTTACCGAGGACAGAACAACAACAACAACCCGAGGCTTTACCCTAGTTTTTGAAGTGGTCCTGACAGAAGAGGCACGGGGGGTCCAAAAGTGGGCTGGAGTCCCGACAAATGATTGATTGATTAGTACATAACCACAGCCAAGACACACTAAGCCTCTGATAACATGGGATAACATAGGTCAACTGATGTAGTGTCAGATGACCATAGGGGGGGTGGGGTATGCTCTAGTGTATCTATAGACATTAGGCATTCTTAGGATTTTTGTCTGGCCAAGGTCTATTCTCTTCAAGACAAATCGGGACTGGTCCACCTTAGTACCACTAGAGATCTACCTCTGATCTACTAGAGATCCACTAGAGATCTACCTCTGATCTACCTCTGATCTACTAGAGAGCTACCTCTGACCCACCACATAGGTAGAACCAAAGTCAGACCACAGTCATCAGTAGTCAGACCACAGTCATCAGTAGTCAGACCACAGTCATCAGCAGTCAGACACCAGTCATCAGTAGTCAGACACCAGTAGCGCTACAAGATGTATCATCTGGCTTGTGGCTTATGTGGCTTACAGCCTTTACAGCCTTTGATACGACCAACATGTCTAATTGATTGATCTGTCGTGGTGGTTACTTCTTGTTGTGGCTTACGGTCTTTCTGACTTCTGCCTCTATAGTCTGACTCTAGTATGACGAGACGCTTCTACTTCTTGTCTGACTTCTGCCTCTATAGTCTGACTCTAGTATGACGAGACGCTAAGGGACTTTGCTTCAATCAACAGTAGTCATCAGTCATCATATGTATCTTGGGAGACTACAGATGATCGGGAGAGAGTGACTGACGACTACTGATGATTACAGCAGGTATTGGCAGAGGTACTGACAGAGGGACTGATAGTAGTCATGATGTGGGTGACCCAGAACCACGGTTCCTCCGTTGGGTGTATAAAAGGTCAGAGGTGTCTTTTGTTCACTAATTGGTCAGTGTTTGTTCACCTTGCAGTGATACGATTAGTCACTATTTATAGTAAACCATGTGACCTCAAAGGGTCGCTTAGGGGAGTGGGTCTGATGTACCAACGTAGCTGGTCGCGCCACTCCCCGCCTTATCTTCACTTATTCGTCTTCCTCAATAATCCAGTCCCAGTCTTCCTGCACCCACTCTTGGTCTTCAAGCAGTGTTACTTTGTCACCGTGTATTTCTTTCATCTGGTTGTAAGCAGGGGCGTTGTTCATTTTTAATCCGTAGTTATCTACAGAGCACTTATAGCAACTGCCACTAGCCCCCCAGAACCTCCAATAGTCTCCGTCAACCTCTGACTTAACTATACCGCTGTTGAGACGCCAAGAGTCACCTGTTAGGTAACTACCTGACCAACCTCCAAGTACACGGTAGTGTGGGTTGTCCCCATCAATTCTAAGGATAACCCAGTTAGCTGGTGTGTAGTCAGCCATTCTGTTTCTCCAACCATTTGTTCATTAGGATCGTCACGAATTGCCCATTAGGGCATCCCATGACACTGGGAATAGTTCAGTCATCGGTAACCTCCATTCCTGCTAGGGCGGCTTTCATACCTTGGGTGTCGTAGCGTCCGTCACACTCAAGCCACAAAACAGCCATTCTCAAAGCCTCCCGCGCAGCCTTCGCCTTCTCATTGGCGCGGATTTGGTTATTCTCCTTAACAAGTGCATCCCATGAGACAGGGAACAGGTCAGCCATCTTCTCACTGATCTGGTCTGCGACTAAACGGCTCTCATACTGTGTGTCACTGGCGCACCGTAAGCGGCACATGGCGGCAAAGGCATCCAGTGATCCACTCCAGTACCACTCAGTCATGGTTGACTGTGGCAGTACTATACGTGCTTGCTCAGGTGCTACTCCTAGCTTGATCATTTCTTGGTAAGCCTCAAGCGCTACACTGTTCGCATCAGTAGGCCAGTCGTTATAACCATCGTCACGATCATAGTAGGCTACGTCAACTTCCTCGTCAGAAGACCCCTGCTTTTTGTCAGCACTACGGCCACGCCATACGTCAGGCACATAGAACTCAGGTTCATCATCTACGTATCGACGACTAACTTCGTTCCAACGGAGATAGGAGTGCTTCACAAGTTGTCGTGCTACGAAGATCGGAGCCTTGACGTGGAAGGATGCGAAGGCATGACCGAAAGGACTGATGTGCTTGTGCTTGGCTAGGTATTTGATGAGCTTCTCATCCCTAGTGGCTAGAACTGGGGTAACGGAAGGGTGTCCGTCTTTGTGACCCTCCACCCATTCACTCTTCTTACCAAAGGATACCCGTGCTGCGTTGACTACTGATAGGTCACTGCCCATGTGGTCGATCAGTGTTGCAGTGATCTGTGGCATTATTTGCCTCCTTGTAAACGTCTTAGTTCAGCAGCAGCAGCCTCAGCAGCATAAGCAGCAAAAGTATAAGCAGCAGCATAACCAGCAGCATAAGCATCAGCATAAACAGCCTCAGCATAAGCATCATCAGCAGCATAAGCATCAGCATAAGCATAAGCAGCAGCAGCCTTTAGTTCTTCAAGTTTACTTGTCATTATTTGTCTCCTTGTAAAAGTTTCAGTTTAGCAGCATCATAAGCATCAGCAGCAGCATCAGCAGCCGCATCACGAGCAGTATAAGCACTATTAGTAGCATCACGTGCAGCAGCATAAGAAGCCTTACGAGCAGCAGCCTCAGCAGCCTTTAGTTCTTCAAGTTCACTTGCATTAATCTGTGTCATTTGGCCTCTCCTTTGGTTGGAACGAAAAAGGCCCCGTGAGGGAGCCTTGGTTGTCTTGTGTATCTGTCGGCTCTGTCAGCCGCTCTGTCAGCCGCTCTGGTGGGCCTTGAGCATCAGGGCGATGCAGTAGGCGGCAATGGGGTTCACTGGTATGCCACCACCAGCCTCCCAGCGGCGGATCGTCCTGCCACCGTTTGCACCCATCGACCACTCCTTGGCTAAACCAGCCGCAGAGTAGCCAAGGGCGTGACGGGCGTCTTTGAACTCTTGAGGTGTCATTGGCTGTCTTTTCATTGAAAGCTGGCTGCATAAATTTCAGCAACCTTACTGGCAATATTTTTGCGAGAATTGCTGGACACAACTGTGCCAGTGGCCATCGCATGGTGAATGTTGTTTGTTCTGTTGTTATAATCGGCAAAGCCGTTCTTAATGTTGAAAATGTACCCCACAAATTTAGAGCCATCTTTGCGAATAAAGCCAACTGGCTCATAGCTCTTGTTAGACTTCATTGCGATGATGCCATCACGTCCAAATGATACTGTTTTTGTCATTGGTCGTTCTCCTGATTGGCGGGCTTCATTGCCCTACCCACTAGATAGGGCGTAGTGCCCTAACATGCAATACCCCTAATGAAGAAAATTAACTAAAGCCCAACCTGCAGTTAACTTTTTGCAAGTTGGGCTTTTGGCACTCTTATCGGATCGGGCAGGCACCCGTTGAACAGCCCTCGTCTTGGAGTTCTTCAAGAGTGTTGGCACCATCGAGATCCACAGCAGACAGGCCCGAGACGTACTCGTCGTAGGCTTCCTTGGTTACAACCTCCTGTGGCAGGTAGGCATAGCCGAGGTCTTCTGCTGTCTTCGTTGGGTCGTTGCGGTAGATGAACGACACGCCGACATAGTGATCCCAGTTGTCCAAGATCCACTCGATGATTGCTGGCACTTCCGAAGGGTCATAGGAGATCGTCACAGAGCAGTTGTGATCGACGTAGTTGTCCATCAGTAGCTTGTAGCGATCCAACTGCTTCACAGCGGTCTCGATGTTGACCTCTTTCCCATCAACCACGTCGAACTTCACGTCCTCATAAGACACTGGGAACGTGATCAGGACACTCTCACTCTCGAAGGGTTTCTGGATCACTTTGTAACCAGTCGCCAGCATCACAGGTACGATTGGGTCATACTTTGAGAATGTGACGTTGTTGAAGATGTACTTGCCGAGTGGCTTGTGTACCCCTTCTGTCGTGTCCATGATCTTCGAGAGTGTCCCGCTCGGCTTTACCGTCGTGACAGCCTTTGGATGTGGTAGGCCCAGTTCGTCTGCCATTGACACAGCACCCTGCCAAGCCGCTGCCCTGAGGCCACGTAGGACGGTTGCAGGGTCCATATGACCTTCGATACCATCGATCAGCTTGACGATCCCTGTAGCACCTACACCACACAGACGCAGGAACTGATTGAGTTCGTGCCACGTGTCCTGCAAGACGCCATCCCTGAGGTTCACACAGGTCTGACGGTAGTTGGCTCGAGCAGCAATGTAGATGGCCCGACGTAGACCCTCTAGATCATCAATGTACTTCCCCCAGTCTACTTCAACTAGGTTACAGAAACTCTTGTCACCTAACAGGATTTCGGCGCAGGGGTTCACACCCTTGAACCATGGTGCACGACGTTTGGCCGACACTTCGTTGATGAATGCTGGTTCAGATCCACCAGCTGACATCATGGCTGTGAAGATGTACGACAGTTCCCACTTGGATGGCTTACGACTAAACAAGATCGAGTTGTTGGACTGCTGACGGTGCTCGTTACCGTGCAACCAGAAGTCCTTCTTGGCGAAGATAAACTCATCGATCTCAGGATCATCCACAGGCATCACAGCGATCTCTGCAGACCGACGTGAACTCAGGGTGGTCCCGAGGTGGTTGAGTACGTCTAGGATGTTCATGCGGGTCAGTAGTTTGCCAGCACGTTCACTCAGGATACCGCAGATCGACACCAAGGCCTTGCTGATGGTCTCATCGCCAGACGAGATCCAGCCGTAACCCTTGAGGCGTATACCAGCTGCACGGACCTCTTCGAAGTTCAGTTGCACCACTTGCACAGGATCTTTGAGAGCAAGTAGTTTGCCTACAGTTTTTGCCCAAGCCTCGGCGCTGTCACCCACCCGAAGTTCAAACACACGACGCCCATCAGCATCTGTGTACGTACGTGATACGTTCTGCTCAAAACCCTTTGGATCACCTTTGACCTTCGTGGAGCGGATCACCTCGACCTCTACAGGCTTGGAGAACCCAGACAGTGTACCAACGACAGGCTCGAAGCCAACACCGCAGCCCTGCAGTAGGTTCCAGAAGCTGTCTACTACGTCGTGGATGGTGGACTGTCTGCCAAAGCTACAGTTGAACATAGAGGCTTCACGGGTCTTTGCCACCTCGGTCCCACCAAGCCACAAGGTGCGGCCTGAGGGGGTTGCCTTACGGTCTAGGATGAGTGCATTGAGTTCGCCCAGTTCTGCCTGTTGTGCGTTTGTCAGTACAGAACCCGTGGCCCGTTCCCAGAGCCACTGCTGGTGGCCAGTGACGCGGTCTGTTGTCTGTTCCCATGTTTCAAACACAGTACCCTCGTCATTCAGGGGTCGATTGTAGGTGCGACGGGTGACGACCCGTGCACGCGTGCTTGGCTGCTTCATGCGTCTTCTTTCATGTCATTTTCAATTGTTGTGATTAGGCGGTCTAAGTACCAGCGGCACTTCTTGAGATCCTCTAGGGGGCGGGCCTTGTAGGGCCACCGCCAGAGGTACTTGAACGAGTTCTGCCAGAGGTAGGCAGGGTGACCACAGACACCACTACCGTCGGCCATTGCAGCCATTGCGTCGATGCACTCGATCTGACCGTTGTTGTAGTGTGGTGGACTGTTGACTGGGTCAGGCTGTTGCATTGGGTGGTGTCCATAGCTTGAGGGTTGATGTGGTTTGGTCCCAGTCCTCACAGCGGAGGATGCGCGCCAGACGTGCTTGGGTCAGAGCCTCATCATGGGACATACCCTTGTCTGCATATGCCTTGGCCACGGTCTCCCAAGTGGGGCGACTGCCCAAGATCTTCTCAGCAGTCTTAGGGCCGACACCAGACAGGCCAGCGTAACCATCAGTGGTATCCCCCGTGAGGGACTGTAGTAGCCACTGGTAGTCTGCTTGCTCTTTGGTGATGGTCAGGCGTTCATCACTGACAGGACGATAGAGCCGACACGGGAGTGTCTTCATGTCCTTGTCGTCACTGATGATGATCGAGTTGTTGTCGGGTGCAGTCCCGAGGATACCCATGACGTCATCAGCCTCTAGGAAGGCCTCTGTGTGGGTCTCATAGGTGTCTCTGGCCCACTGGACCAAGGCCTTGTAGCCCACAGGCTTGCGCACGTTCTTGCGGTTACCTTTGTAGGCTGGGTAGATCTCTTTCCTGAAGTTGTCTCGGTCAGAGATACAGAGGATGAAGTCTACAGTCTCAAACTCTTCACACCAGTTCTGGATGTTGGCTTGGAAGATGCTCTTGGCGACCTTCAGATCACTTGACAGAGACCAGACGTCATCACCCCAGTAGACCTCTTCTTCAGCCACTGAACAGGCACGGTAGAGATACAGGTCTGCATCAATTAGTAGGGTTGGGTTCAAAGACGTCTCTAAGGACATTGTCGAGTTCTCCTTTCATTTCAATTCCAAGTTCTGTGATTAACCACTTGTCGCCCCACTCATCAGAACCAAGACTGGTCGTGATGAAGCCTTCTGAGGCAGCAATCGCAATCAAGACTGCACCTTCCCGAGAGAAACGGGAGCCAACCTTGAATGGTTGACGCCACGCCCTGTCGAGAGTGATGTAGAGGCCAATTGCAGTGGCGATAGATGGGTCGAGGTCAGTGAGTGTCAGACCAAGTTCTTCCCAGTTTATACTCGGCGGCGATGGGGATCTTTGTGTTGAAAGAAACGCCGCTTTGCTCCGCCATTCGTCCAGCGATATTACCGACATTGTGTCCTACCTCTTCAGTTCTACAGGCGATCTGGATCTCGTCGTGAATCCAGCCAACGATGTAGGCATCGCCTTGGTGTTGCTTTGTGATTTCGTGATCTACTAACTCGACCCACTTCTTACAGAGAACCGCACCACTGCCTTGGAGCAGCTGTGAGAGACCATTGTGAGCAGAGCGTAGGTAGAGGTGTCGGCCATCAAGACCCTTGAGGAAGCCACGCTTGGCGGCTCTCTCGATGTTTGACCTGAGCACCCCAAAGGCTGGGATACCCGTCTCAAACGCCTTCTTCAGTTTTGCACCCTCGGCGGAACTACCACCAGCGATCTGCCCGATGAGAGCAGCGCCAGCACCGTACATGGTCGCATAGATGAAGGTCTTGGCTTGGTTACGTGTAGCCAAACCAGCGGCCTTTTGGTTGTACGTGTGGATGTCACCCTCGAGGATCTGACGAGCATACTCACCGCCATCATCGAGGTAGTGAGCAAGGCATCGCAACTCTAGACCACTCAAGTCAGAGCCGCAGAGATACCAACCGTCTGGAACCCCAAACAGGCTGCGGCACTCCTTGCCATATGGTGAACCCACTGAGGGCACCTGCGCTAGGTTGGGGCCTCGGTGTGACGCACGACCACTGATAGTAGATCCAGAGATGATCGTGTGTCTGATACGTCCGTCGTGACCATCAACCTTCTTGAGCCAAGCGCCAGAACCTTCAGCCAACATCCCGATGCGCTTGTTGATCAAGAACAGTTCTGCAAGTCGCTTGGCTTCTGGGTAGTCTAAGGCTGATAGCACCTCGTCATCGATCTGAGCCTGACCATTGGCAGTCCAGACCTTAGGCTTCCAAGCGTACTTCTCAACGAGGCACTTTTGGATGTGCTGTCGGGATGACGGGTTGAAGGCCACAGTGCGCTTCTTGATGAACACCTCGCCCTTCACGTAGCCTCTGGTCTTGTTGTTGACCTTTGGTATGAACTCTTCTTCCAAGTCCCAAGGTGGGAACAGTTCGTTGAGTTCTTCAGTGAGTGACGCCCTGCGCTGGGCCAAGGTGCTATAGAGAGACGCAGCACCCTTGTTGTCGAAGGTCCATCCATTGTTACCAATACGGAAACAGATCTCGGCAAGTGAATGCTCGAGGTCGATACTCTCCTGAGAGAAACCCGCGGCCATGAACTTCTTGTAGATCGTCAGGGTCACATTGGTATCTTGGATGCAGTAGTCCAACATCTCTTGGCTGAAGTTCTCCCAGCCGCCTGTGTAGTCACCCTTGAGGTTGCCGACACGCAGACCCCATGCCGCCAGAGAGTGAGACCCCCAGAGACGCTTGGGGAATGCACCAGTAGCACTACGGAAGGCCCCGTCAGCATCCTCTTGCATGATGTTTGCTTTGATCAGGCGACTTAGAACGAGAGTGTCGGTGATCTTTGCTGAGGTGCTGAACTCTGGGTAGAGCAAGGCAACTGCTGGGAAGTCATAGGCAATCACGTTGTGCCCTATGATTTCGTCAGCGACTGAGAGTAACTCGAGACCCTGATCGATCTGATCTGGGCCAAACGAGCGGACCTCATTGGTCTCGACATTACGGAACACCATGCAGTGGATGGTGCTGATGGTGTCTAGTAGGCCGTTACTCTCGAGATCCCAAATCCAACGGCCACCCGTCAACGGTTGTCACCAGAGCCACCGAGGGTTCCACGCTCCTGACGCGACAGTAGCTTCTCTAGGTTCATCGCTGCGATGTCGTTGAGTGTCAGGCCGAGGTCACGGGACAGGTTCGAGATGTACCAGAGGACATCACCGAGTTCAGCCCCGAGGTCAGCACGTTGCTGGTCTGTGATCTTGCTGTTGCCATCGAACCGCACGTCATTGTCACGGATCAACTTCTTCAGCTTACCGAGGACTTCCCCAGCCTCATTAGCTAGGCCCAGCGCAGGGTAGATGACCTTCCACTTGTAGATAGCTGTGGTGGCTGCATCTGCTTGGTATTCGTTCATAGTAAAGTTATGCATGGGGCTTTTCCTTTGGGAGTGATGTCGCTCGGTAGACACGCTGAGAGCGGCCTGAGAGGCCACGACGGGTGCCAATGATTTCCACTTGGTTCATGTCCACCAAACGCTTGTAGCGGGCGGTCACTGATGAGTATCCGAGGTGTGGGAGGGCCATCCGTATCTGGTCTGAGATGCAGCCTTTGTGGCCAAATGCAGTGATGATACTGAGGACCACTTCTTCCAGCGCTGTGATGTCGATGGAGGCGTAGGCATCCTCACTAGTCTGTGCAAAAGCCAAGTTCATTTGTTCACCCATGGGTGTTCTCCTTGTTTTCGATTTGTTGATGT